TAAAGGGAGGCTTTCAAATGACTATCAATGTGAATTGCTCTTACGATGCACTGCACGGGCTGATTGAAAGATCGAACACTAACGAACGGTTGGAGATTTCGGACGAATGGCTCAGAGCCAACGAGGTTCTTTCCGTTGCACAGTACCAGACATTGCGCGAGAAGTGGAACAGACAGACCGAGCGCTACGGTACATGGGAAGTCACTATTGAAAGTGGTTCCGTCAAATACAAGATTGCAAGCGGGCTCACCTATCGGCAAGCGTTAAGAATGTGCAAAGACGCCCACTGGAAATGGAATCACAATAACGGTCTTATGTGGGATATGTGCATAGATTGGGAGGGTTGACAATGGCCAGCATGATTCGCACGTTTAAGGAAGGTTCTTATGAATACGAACAACTGCGGATTGCCGCAGAGATGATGACAGAAAACAGCCCTCGCGGGTTTCGGTATTACGTTGCTGATACATACTTCGACTATGGCCAAGATTGGATGTGGACAACCATCCTCGGTATCAGCAATAGCAATCTCGTTACAACGTTTCAAGCGCTCAATCCCAGACAACAAGAAGAAATCATCCTGACAAAGGACATCGCCAAGGCGGTAGATGATTACTTCGCTGACAGTTGGTGTATAGATCGGTAAGGTGGCGAACATGTTACAATGTTACCGTGTTACAAGCAAAAACAGCGTCACTTATATGCGGTAAATTAGAAAATAATTTTAAATCACATATAAGTGAAAAAGTTGATGTAACATTGTAACATTGTAACACTATCTCAAAAATCATTATCCCATAAGGGTTTTCTGGGTGTCGAAAAATTACAGGCAGACCGAAGTCTGTTGGAACAATGTAACATGGAGGGGAAAGCAATGGAGAATCCGCAGAACCGGGAAATCATGGCGCGGCTGTATCGGATTGTTGAGCGATACGAAACGCCGCCACAGATCGAATATGCAGATGATGGAGTGGACTATTTTCTGAAGGTGCAAAAAGATGTACTGGGGGTGTTTGAAGATTATAAAGGGAATGAGTTTGCCCGGGAGTTGGCGCTCGGATTGTATTCGGCACTCGAACAGAGATTCGCCGCACGGAATGGCAGGAATCTGAAGGACAAGCCCGAAGAGGGCGAACAAACCAAAATGGAGGTGTGACCGATGAATGATCTTCCTGATGCGCCGTGGGTGCGGGATGCGGAACTGAACGGGATGCCGCAAGCGGATGATTTTGTATGTCCGATATGTGGGGCAGAAGCGCCAGACGAGTTTTACCTCATTGGCGGTGATGTGGTCGGTTGTAGCGAGTGCGTCCAGCGCGTTGATGGATGGGACTACGCAAGTGAGCATATGGAGGAATGCAGAGGATGAAAACATATTATAGATACGCCGCACTGATGCGCCCAGCGGGATTAGGCGCGGTTCCTCGGGCGGGTCTGGTAGCCTGTGAAGATTGTTACGGGTACGCGCCGAGCGGTCACCACATGTATTCTATTGCGGACTATGACAGGCCGCTGACAGAACAGGAAGTAAAAGACTACGAACTGGAATTCTGCCATATTGTGGAGGTACAAACAGATGACTAACCAAGATTGGGTCGACTGGGTTGAAAACGAAAACAGCACTGTCACTATGACAGCAGAAGAAGCGGAGCAGATGGACGATCTTTGCGAAGAAATCATCCGATTGCGTGAGCGGGTCAAGGTGTTAGAGGTAGAGCAGGAGCGGCCAGACGGCGCGTTCTGGGGTCAATTCGCGTTTGATGTGTTAGTATATATCGGTATTATATTGTTGGTGATTAGGGGGTGATATTGGATGCTTACAGAATACGATATTGATGCACCCGGTTGGGATGACCTGAGAATGGCAATTATCCGTCAGGCGTTGCTTGATTATAAAGACGGTCTGATTGTTGAGAGGTTCCTCACATATGATGTGCTTGACGAAATCGACACAAAAGAGCGGCGGGACGATGCGACGGCTTATCTGAGTGCGGCGTTGAAAGACAAAAAATCAGCGATTGATTTCTTCCGTGCTGATTGCGGGATAGTCAAGGGCGATTTGAAAGTCGCGCCTTTGGTCAAAGAGATGAAGCGACAAGCGGCACAGGAAATCAAACTCCTCAACACACCATGTACTATGTTTGTTGGAAAGCGGCATCACCGCATATGGTATAAGGATTATCCACGGCTGTTTGATGCGGCACGGGATATATTCCCGACAATTCGGGTGCCCACATATATCTTGTCCAAGGTGGACTTTGATCGGTTCAAAGTGCCTACATTGGAGTTCGCGCACAATGGGCAAAAATATTTCGGCATTGTGGCGCGGTAAGGTTGTATTTTGCGCGGTAGTATGTTATACTTTGACATAGGGATAGCACCTGATGGGGTTGCGGGTGCGGGATTATTCCTCCAGCATGGCGGGGGCATGGGGGAGCGTTTGGCTGACAGTAATGTCCGGGCCAACCTGCGGCGTGGAAGTCCACGCCATTTTTTTATAAAAAATTTCTGAAAAGGTATTGACAGATTGCACAACATGCATTATAATCTAATCGTACCACAGAGGTACGGAACGAATGAACGGAGGTAGGAAAGATGGCACGGGTTACGGATTCTGATGACTGGTTTGAAATCTGGTTCAGCGATAAGCAGAACATGGTCAATACAATGGCGCGGAACATGGCAAGCGATCTGGCGAACGGTTACGATTACTTCGGAAAGTCCATCAGAACTCAGCGGGAGGACATCGAACGTTACCAGCGCGAGTTCGACCAGCAGATGGAAAGCTTCAAGTACATGGAGGACAAGCAAGTCAATCGCTGGTGCTTCTACGATATGAAAAAGCGCGGTGTGATTGAGTAAATGAAAGTCCCGAGCCGGGGCGGGACAATTCCCCGGCAAACATAAAGAACGATTTGAACGGAGGAAAGAAAGATGTATACGGCAGATGATGTTCGGCGAGAAGTCAAAGAATGCTTGCAAGAGGGTTACGGATTCGATTATATAAGAATTTTCCTTAACGATTTGAAGCGCGGCGGCGATATTACCAAAGATGAATGGAACAAGATATTTTTTGAACTGGTTGATGGTAAGTTCGGCAAAGTAAATTGCTCATATGGAACATATTAAAGAACATGCCCAGCCGCCCGGGCAAAAGGGCGGCGCTAAATTTAGGGGTTGACAGATTGAGCATAATGTGATATTATCTAATTGCCCGGTAGGAAGGGCGAACGATTGAACGATTAGAACGGAGGGTAACACAATGACGAACTTGCAGATTATCGACATGAACAAGCAACGGCTCTATGCGGAGGGCGTACTCAAAGGAACTGGCAAGATGTTTGAAGGTGTAGACATGGACGGCAACCCGGTGCAGATTCCTGAAGTCGAGCCGATCCACACCTTCGCCGGGTGGAAGGAACTCGGATTCAAGGTCAAGAAGGGACAGCATTCCACCATCCGGTTTGCGATCTGGAAGCACACCAGCCGCACGGAAGAGATTCCGATGAAGGACGGCACGAAGATTGAGCAGGAGTGCTCTCACATGTTCCTCAAAGAAGCGTGCTGGTTTACAAGCGCTCAGGTCGAACCCATCAAGGCGGTGGGCTGATGATGTACAGAGGGAAACACGCCAAGCCGTTGATCGACAGGCGGCGGCTTGGCGAAGTCCTCATGATGGCGGCGGTCGAGTTTGCGGCGGTTGTGTTCATCATGATGGCATGGCTTAATAGCTGAACGATTGGAGGGGTAACGATGCGGGAATACCCAACAGGGTTTATCTAATACAAAGGGGGATTGCCAAAGATGGCATACAATGATACTGAGTACCATAACTGGTACACGAAGCAGAATTATGACAGGATTTCTTTCTTTGTGCCGAAGGGGACAAGGGAACGAATCAAAGCGGCGGCACGTTGCGCGGGGGTTTCGATGAACTCATACATTGCCAACCTGTTGCCGAAGTCACTCATTACTGAACGTGATTTTGTACGATGGAAGGAGATAAACTCAAATGAAACTGTATGTACCGGGAATGAATGTTGAAGCAAATACTGACGATTGCGGAAAGTTCGGCGTTTGGATGTTCTACGGGGTTACGCCATGTTGTACAAATTGTGGGTCTAAGCAGTATTCAAGGCCGTCCAAGTTTTGCCCGGAATGTGGCGCGATGATGCTCAACGTTGCTCACTCTGTCGAAATGTATGATGCGAATCTTGACGAAATTTGCAAGGACGCCGCAAAAGACAAGGAGGTGCTGGTGGGTGCAGATTGATTCCTTGCGTGAAGAGGATGTCCAGCAGATGACAGAAAGCGGATGGAAGATTGACAGCGACCAGTCTGCAGAATGGGCAATCCAGAAAATCAAGGCGGCTCAGGCTGAGTGTGATCGTTGGGAGCGTTACTATCAGTCAATGGCTGAGAAGGTGCGGAACAGTACACAACACACGATTGACTATATGAGCGCAAAACTCCGGGAGTATTTCGACACTGTTCCGCACAAAAGCACGAAAACACAGGATAAATATAGTCTTCCGAGCGGCGACCTCGTTATGAAAACGCCCAAGGTTGAATATATATACGACCCGGACGAGCTGGTCAAATGGCTGAAGGATAACGGTCTGCAAGATGAGTTTATCAAGGCGGTCGAGAAACCGATCTGGGGTGAGTACAAAAAGCGTCTTGACATTGATGATGCTGGCGCGGTGTACGACACGCAAACAGGGAGAATCTGCACGGCGGTCGATCATAGGATGACTGATAACAAGTTTGAAGTAAAATTGACTGATTGAACGGAGGTATAAAATGGCTATTCCGGTGCTTATCCTCGGCGAGAGTGGAACAGGAAAAAGTGCGTCTATGCGGAATTTTAAGCGCGATGAAGTGGCGGTCATAAATGTTGCAGGAAAGCCCTTACCATTCAAGAGTGACCTTCCAACATACACAACGGACAGTTACCCGAAAATCGTTCGCGCTTTGTCGGAGATGAAAACACCTAGCGCGGTTGTGGATGATGCGCAGTATTTACTTGCTAACGAGTTTATGCGGCGTTCGGGGGAGATGGGTTACCAGAAGTTCACGGACATTGCGAAGAATTACTGGTCGTTGATTGCGGAAACTGTCAGCAAGAATCTCCCGGCCGACAAGATTGTGTATTTTCTCAGTCATATTGACCGCGACCAAGACGGGCATGAGAAATGCAAGACCATCGGTAAATTGCTGGATGAGAAAATCACGGTGGAAGGGTTGTTCACCATTGTCCTAAAAACCCATGTCGAAGATGGAAAATATACGTTTGTGACGCAAAATTCTGGATTCGACACGGTAAAATCGCCAATCGGAATGTTTGCAGACAATCAGATTGACAACGATCTCAAAATGGTAGACGATACCATCCGCGCCTATTACGGGATTGAGGTTAAGCCCGGAAAGAAGGTGCAGTCATGAGATATAGCCGCAATGCAGGATGGGCTTATATCGACTTCGATGAGTTGGAACAGGCAACGGGCAGGAGATTGTCAGATATTTCTCTGGCACTCGGACATGGGCATGATTGGCTATCAGGTGCGCGGAGGAACGGAAAGCCGATCTTGCTTAAGGATATTCGGAATATCCAAGGGCTGTATGGGTACACGCCTTTTGTATTGTCGCAAGCAAAAAAGTACCCGTTGAAGCGGGTGCGTCGAAAGAAAGATGATGTTCCTTGCGTTGATGAGCAGGAAGTTGAACAGACTAAAAGCGATGGATTTCTCGACATGGTTTCTGCGAACATTGAGACATATCTGGAACGACAAGCGCCACCGAATGCGTATGATGAACAGCACATTGTAAACGCGATTCTTACGGCTGTGCGGATTATGTTGACTGGTAGCATCGAATAATAGAGAGGGGTATTCAAAATGATTAGCTATAACGGTGAATTTGAAAGCAAGAAAAACGTGAGTGTAGAAAACCTTCCTGCTGGTGCGTATGTGGGGAAAATCCTCGGCGCGAAGGTGGAAAATCAGGTCATTAATGGCAGGTCGATTGATCGGCTTATCCTGCAAATGGATGTGACAGAGGGCGAACACAAGGGACACTACACCAAGCAGTACGAAAGCGCAAAGGGTGGTCAGTACCCGGCAAAGTTTAAGGGTGTCTTACGTTTGAATATTCCTCAGAAGGGTGACCAGTATGAGGGCATGAACAAGCGCATCCTACAAGGTGCGGCTTGGGCGTTGGAGCAGTCAAACAATGGTTATACATGGGACTGGGACGAAAGCAAGCTAAAGGGCCTTGCGGTCGGTTTCTCGGTGCGCGAAGCTGATTATTTGATCGAGGATAACGGCGAGTACCACACAGGCACTACAACGGAAATCTGTCGGCTTGAAAGCGTTTCTGAAGTGCGTGATGGAAAGGTCAAAACACCTAAGCGGCGCGAACTGAAAGACGCGCAAAAGCAGAAACTCGCAGAACGTTCAGCGGCAACAGTGGCAACGATGCAGGAGGTCGAAACGGACGAACTGCCGTTCTGATGAAATGGCGCGGCGGCGATTGGAAACAGTTGCCGCCGCGCGATGTTTGGAGGGGCTTATGGTATATAGCGGCGATTTTGAGCCAAGGCGCTACTCAAAAGAAAAAGCTCGCTACACGGTTTACAAAATCGAAACCAGATGTTATAATTGCGGGGGTGTGCAAGATGTTACTAAGACTGAGGTCGGACACACGCGAGCGACAGGTCCCTCTCAGGCGGTTCGGAATGTATGCCATAGGTTGGGCGCGAAAATTGCTGATGTGCAGTTCGCGGAAGATGCTACTATATGGGTGAGGTTTTGCGCGGAGGTTTTGCAGGATGGTGATACTGGAGGACACACGCCAACAGGCTGGGAAACATGCCAACATTGAGCGATATTTCCAGAAAGCGGGAATCACGGTCGAGCGGTGTTGCTTGTATGTTGGAGATTATGCCATCGCAAATGACCAGAGCAGAGCGGTAGACACAAAACAAGATGTATGTGAGATTGCCAAAGATATTATGTCGAGCGACCATCAGAGGTTTGCGGCAGAGTGTGAGAGAGCGCAAGCGGCTGGGATAAAACTGCTTGTTTTGATCGAAGAAGCCCTGCCAGAGGGAGGTCTTGCAAACTGGAAGTCGAAGCACACAACGGTCAAAGGGGAATCGCTCAAAAGGGCAATGCTTACGATGACTGTAAAATATGGTGTCAGATTCCGGTTCTGTGATGCGCGGCAGGCGGGTAGATTGATTGCAGAGTATCTCGCGGAGGGGGTACTGCCATGATGGATATAGCCGAAGCGGTGAAGGAATCAGTCACTTGCAGACAATTCGCGGATTTTGTCGGGCTTCCGGTTAATCGTGCAGGGTTCGCGGTTTGTCCGTTCCACGGGGATAATGACGCAAGTCTGAAAATATATAAGGGTGACCGTGGCTGGTGTTGTTTCGGGTGCCACAAGGGCGGGGATGTTATAAATCTTGCTATGAATTGGTATGGGTTGCCATTCAAAGACGCACTTCGGCGGCTGAATGATGATTTCAATTTGGGATTGTATAATGGGGCGCAGAAATCGCCTACAAGCGGCCTATCTGGCGCGCTAAGCGCTGTGCAGATCGCACAAAGGAAAGCGGCAAGGCTGAAAGAAGAACGCGCTAAACAAGCGCTAGAGGGCGAATACTGGGCGGTATATGACAAGCTGGCACGGATAGAGAAAACAATAGCGGACTATTCGCCGCAGTCAATGGATGAGGACATGCCGCAGGATGTTGCGAGGGCATACAAGGAACTGGACGGCCTTAGGGACAGGCTGAACGACTTAGAAATGGAGAGGATTAGCTATGTACCAAGGTGATTACTCGGCACAAGAAGCGCTCCAAGCATACAAAGAAGCGTTGTCTGGGTTTGTCTATGATGATTTTGTGGAGGGTGACGAACCGTATATATTGTTGGAGGATTCGGCAGTAAACGCCGAAACTCATGCGCGGTATCAGGTATTGCTCGAAAAACGCGCACAGCAATGCGGGGTATCTATCAGGGTTGTCCGCGCTATTATCAAAGAGAAACAGGCGGCGCAGAACACGCCAGGGACGGTCAGGGAATCGGGAAGTTCGTATTTTGATTTTTCCGGACAACCTATTGTATTGGCATGTGGTAAGTATATCCAACAAGGGGATTCTGTTTGTATAGATGACAAATGGGGCTTTGAAACAGTATGTCCTCATCCGATTATTCCGACAAAACGTTATATAAACATAGAAACAGGGACAGAAAGCCTTGAAATCAGTTTCAAACGCGAAGGTTGGAAAAGTATAATAGTCGAAAAGGGCAAGCTGGCAAATTCGGCAACCATCATCCAGTTGGCTGACCATGGCGTGAGCGTCACAAGCGAAACGGCGCGGGATATGGTCAAATATTTGTCTTACATCGACGATTTGAACCGTGAGGTCATCCCGATCGAGCGCATGAGTTCTCACCTCGGATGGGTTGACGGAATGAATTTTGTACCGTATGTTGATGGCGTGGAATATGACGGGCAAGGCGCGTTCTTGCAGATGTATAAGACAATCAGAGAGCGCGGCAGTTATGACAAGTGGCTGGATGCTATGCGCGGCATACGGGCGGCGGGATGCGTCCAAGCGCGGGTAGTCATGGCGGCGAGTTTTGCGTCTGTGTTGTTGTCAAAGTTTGATGCGCTTCCGTTTTTTGTTCACTTGTGGTCACCACAAAGCGGCACGGGCAAGACTGTAACCATGGAAACGGCGGCGAGCGTATGGGCTGACCCGCAAGTCGGTGCATATTGCCGTCCGATGAAATCAACCAACGTCGGTTTGGAGCAGTTGGCAATATTTACTTGCAACATGCCGCTATGTTTGGATGAGTTGCAGACCATTCAAGGGCGCGGCGGTTTTGATGACATCATTTATAGTTTGTGCGAGGGGAGCGGTAAAACACGGGGAGCGCGGAACGGCGGTCTGCGGCACTCGCCCAGTTGGAAGAATTGCATCATTACAACTGGCGAGATGCCGATAGTCGGCGGCGGTAGCAAGGCTGGTGCTGTGAACCGTGTGATTGAGATTGAATGCAAGGGCGCGACTATCCCGGACGCGAAAGACGTTCACAAGATTATATCTGCTAATTACGGGTTTGCTGGTCGGCGGTTTGTCGAAGCGATAGGCAAGTCTGGAGCGTTTGAAGAGATCGAGAAAGACCAGCAAAATATATTTGATATGTTGTCTGAGATCGGGACGGACAAGCAAGCCCTGAGTGCGTCAATTTTATTGGCGGCAGATCATGCGGCAGAGCGGATTATCTTCCAAGATGGGGTACGCCTAACCGAAGCGGAAATCCTACCATATTTGCGGACGAATAGCGAGGTAGATTCCGGACGGCGCGCTCATGAGTATTTGCTGGAATGGGTAGCGGAAAACAAACAGGGATTTATCTTTGACGGAGATTTGGAAACGGTCAAGGGGCGCGGCGTCCTCGGATGCATTGACACGGATGCGGCGGGAAATGCCGACACGGTTTGGATTATCGGCAAGAGTTTTTCGCAGGCGCTGACAGATGCAGGATTCAGCCCGGACAGCTATTTGTCATGGGCGGCGGGGCAAGGCGTTATCCGTGTTGACAAAGGACAAAAGAAAATCAACAAGCGGATTCCCGGTAGCGGCGTTGTTACTCGGTGCGTGTGCCTATTACTGAATGCGGACAAGGAAACACAAGAAAAATTTTTTACGGTGGTTCACGATGCTGATCTGCCATGGTAAAGACGGACGGCGGCACGAAAGTGTCGCTTTTCGCGTTCTACGGGGCAATCTAAGAGTGCGAAAAACGGGCATCGTTTCTAAGGCGGCTATCTTTCGATCTAAGGCGGGTCTGTTTGCAGATGAGTATTTGGTCATTCAAAGTTCTTGCGCGATTTTGGTAAAAAATGTTGGTAAAATTTTTTCACAATCTATGCATTGTCAAGAATGGCGCTAAATTTTGACAAAAGAGACATCAAAAAAGCATTGACAGATTGAGCAAGACGTGATACAATCTAACCGTACCAGAGAGGTACACGAACGATTGAACGATTGAACGGAGGTTACTAACATGGCAGTCAGCACCACCACCTATGAATGGGTTTACGGCAAGGCGCCTCGCGGGTTCGGAATGTGGGCTTTCAAGGTTGGACACGAAGAGGTTTTCTTCACTGGCAAGTACGCCGAAGCGAAGAAACAGGCGATTGCTTACGCCAAGGAAAACGGCGCGTCTTACATCGAAGTGCTTAGCTGATTGAACGGAGGGAACGGCTATGACGATTGCGGCGAAACTTCACCTGATGGAAGAAATGGACAGGGCGAACACCGAGCGGCTGAACAATTGGAAGAACACGGTCACGAAAATCATCTACAATAAATATAGCGCTTATGGTGCGTTCGTCGGAGAACGTGAGTACACGCCCAAGGACAGGGCAGACTACGACCGGGTTATGGGAATCATCGAACAGAATCCGGATGAGTACGAACTGGTTAATTGCGAATATGGGTTCGCGTTTGTAGTATGATCGGACGGCTGACCTAACGGCTTGACGGGGAACGGAAAGAGGCTGAATCATGGAATACTGGGAATGGCTGGCAAAGCTGAAACAGGAATACCTCAACAAATATGTCTGGTACGAAGGGAGGGTCTACAAGGTTGTGGAGATTGGCGAACATGGGCAATTGTACATTGACAGACCGACAGATTGTTCGGGAACAACGGAAGTACGTGCCAATCAAGTGCGGGTGCGGCAGAAATACGAAGGATGAGCAGAAAAGGGGGAAACAAAATGGCTGACCGTGAGAAGATTGTAAGAGCCGTGGAAACTTGTTTTGATAGTTGGATTGATAAGCATAGGAATATGGGTCTTGATCTATATAAAGTCGAGCAGATGAAACAGGATGCGTTGGAACTATTGAAAGAGCAGGAAGCAGTTAAGCCGAGAGAATGTCAGTATCCACACGATACTTATGCTTGCGGTTTTTGCGATTATATACCAATTGGCAATAAAGATGGTTATCGTGCAAATTATTGCCCGGAATGCGGAAGGGCGGTGAAGTGGGATGCCGATGGAGCGTGACCGCTATCCTGCAGATTGGAAGCGAATCGCAACAGCGAAAAAAGAAGCCACAGGATGGCGGTGTGAACGGTGCGGTGTGCAATGCAGAAAGCCCGGAGAACCGTTCGACACACACAAACGAACGTTGACGGTTGCCCACTTGAACCACACGCCGGAGGATGTGAGGCCGGAGAACTTGATGGCCATGTGTGCGCCGTGTCATCTGCGGTATGACGCACAACACCATGCAGAGACGAGACGTAGAAGGCGGGAGGTGAAGTGAGAATGAGGCCGATTGATGCGGACGCGTTGATGGAGTATTGCAATAACCTGAAAGACAAAACAATTGACGCGAACGACATAGCCCGGTTTCCGACCGCTTGTGGCTGGATCAGCGTTAAGGACAGACTGCCGGAGGAACACGCCGACGAACACTCATACGAGTTTGAGCAGTTTCTGTGTTCGACGGTATGGGATGATGTGCGAATGGTCGGATTTGGAACGCGCATAGGAGATGACAAACAGCACTTCTGGTCTGGCAATTCAATCTGGGATGATCGGGTTACTCATTGGATGCCGCTTCCAGAACCGCCGAAGGAGGATGAGCCGTAATGGATGAATTGCAAGAACTTTTGCGTCAGCGGAAAGAAATCAATGAACGTATAAGCGCGTTGCAAAATCAGTTGGTCAGCGTTGACGGCGCACGGCTTGAAAGAAATCCGTCAGCAAGCTACGGTTTGTATTGGAGGGTATGTGTGAAGAATGACGAGAAGAAGAAAGGGGTACAATGGCGCACGGTTGTCAATGCAGACACACGCGAAAACACTGTGATAAAATTGGGGAAGGTTATCAAAGACTTGGAAGAACTGTACAAAAAAGTAAAATGCGAATAACACATTAACCGCCGAAGGAGGAACACGATGATTCCTGATAGTGCTGGGGGAACAGGGTGCTGAAAAGTGAAGGGGGATTTGCGGAATGAACGAACAACTTTCCATGATTACGTCAGAAACGCCAGAGCAGAAAACTACTGCCATGGTCAGAAAGAAGCATGTGCGGTGTGAGTTGTACAATGACAATTTCCAGAATTTCAAGCGGTATGGCATTCCAAAAGCGCAGTTGGTCATTGCAGACATCCCGTATAATGTTGGGACAAATTTCTATGGGTCTAATCCATCATGGTACATTGGAGGTGACAACAAGAATGGTGAGAGCAAATTAGCTGGCAAGGCCGCATTCAACAGTGATTTCAATTTCAACATCGTAGAATACTTTCATTTCTGCAACAGGCTTCTCAAAAAAGAGCCGAAAAAGAGTAATGGCAGAGGAAAATCTTCTGATGCGCCGTGCATGATTGTGTTTTGCAGTTTTCAGCAAATTCCGTTTCTGATTGACACAGCAAAAAAATACGGGTTCAAGAACAACATACCGCTAACGTTCGTGAAAAATTACAGTCCACAGGTATTGAAAGCGAACATGCGCATTGTTGGCGCAACGGAACATGCAATCTTGTTATACCGGGACAAATTGCCAAAGTTTCGCAATGGCGGTCATATGGTCTATGATTGGTTTGAGTGGCACAGAGACAGCGCGAAGGAATACAAAAAGATTCATCCGACGCAGAAACCTGTTGGACTGTTAAAACGTCTGATTGAGTTGTTCACTGACGAGGGAGATGTTGTTATTGACCCGGTCGCTGGTTCTGGCGTAACGCTCCGCGCCGCATACGAGATTGGGCGGTCAAGCTATGGTTTTGAAATCAGCAGAGATTTTTACAAACAAGCAGAAGAATTTATCATCCCGCATGATTGACCGCCGAAAGGCGGTTTTTTGTTTGACAATATACATACAATGTGCTACACTCATAGCATGGAGGTGATGCGATTTGTCTGCCGTTTTCGGTTTTAGATTGCCAGATGATTTGCGGCAGTATTTACAAGCGCAAGCGGACGCACAGCGAACGACCATAAGCCATTATCTTGTCACGTTGATTCTGCGAGATATGGAAAGAGAAAGAGAGGGCAACCAAAATGATTGAGTTGGAATATTTACCCGTTGATTCCTTGAAGCCTTACGACAATAACGCACGAGGTCACAGTGAAAAGGATATTTCCGCGATTGTGGCAAGTATCAAAGAATTTGGATTTGATGACCCTATCGGCGTTTGGGGCAAGGACAATCTCATTGTTGAGGGACACGGCAGACTGTTGGCCGCGAAGAAGCTCGGGATGGACAAAGTTCCCGTTATTCATCTTGACCATCTCACGGACGCTCAGAGGCGCGCCTATGCGTTGGCGCACAATAAGACAGCGGAACTATCAAGCTGGTTGGATGAAGTTCTAACAGAGGAACTAAACGACCTCAGTGAATTTGATATGTCTGCATTCGGGTTCGATGATATAGAAACAGGCATTGACGGAGATTCTGGCGCGGATGATTTCTACACAAAAAAGGTCAAGATTCCGCAGTATGAGCCAACGGGGGAAATGCCCGAAGTTCGTGATTTGGTGGACACGGAGAAAAGCAAAGCGCTTATCGCTGAAATTGCCGAAGCGGATATCACGGACGAAGAAAAAGAGTTCTTGCGCTATGCGGCGTATAGGCATGATGTATTTAATTATAAAAACATTGCGGAATATTACGCACACGCCTCAAAGGAAATGCAGGAGCTAATGGAGAAATCGGCACTTGTCATTATCGACATTGATGACGCAATTGCCAATGGATACGTTAAGCTCTCTAATACGATTATGGAGTTGATAGGCGATGCCGAAAACGAATGATTTTGCCGTGTTGATTGATACGCACGGCAGACCAAAAGATCAATTGACATATTCGGCGCTTCGAGAATCTGGGTACACGGGTGAAATATATTTTTTGCTCGACAATGAGGACGAAACAGAGGCAGAATACCGCGCGATTTATGGCGACCATGTAATAGTGTTCGACAAACAAAAATATATTGACAACACGGATAGTTGCTTGCCGAATGCGCCACGGTTGAGTGTGGTATATGCCCGTAATGCAGGGTTTGACATTGCACGAGAACTCGGACTAAAATGGTTTGCCATGTGTGATGATGATATAAAACGATTCGATTATAAACTCGTCATTGATGGGAAATTGAAGGGGGCAAAAGCGAGCCATTTAGATTCGGTTATAAATTCTGCCATTTCGTTTGCAGAAAGCGCCCAGTTGGAATGTGTGTCCACTTGCGAGATGGGCATTTATGTAGGGGGTGCAAATAATCAAAAGGTCAAGAATGGCTTTAATTGGTCATTGAGCCATTTTTGGATTTTTAGAACAGAATCGCCTTTGCGTTTTCGTGGATATTTTTTTGAGGATATTATATTCTCATGCCTTGTCGGGAGTACGGGAAAACGTGCGCTTGCGTTAATAAATATAGCGGCGACCACGCTCGTAGCTGGGAAGGGTTTTAAGCAGAATGGAGGCATGGTCTCGACATATGCCGCTGAAAGCTATGAATATGTCGGCGCGTATTTATGTTTCATGGTATATCCGTCTCAAATTCGCATTGTTGTAAAAGATGGGGCGTTTACACATGAACACAGCGAAACGCACGGAAACGCAAAAATTTTGTCTGGACGGTGGAAAAAATGAGAAACGACTTTGCTATATTTATCCTCAGCCATGGCAGGGCAGACAAGATGCTTACCGTTCGGGCGTTGAAACGATTAAATTATACCGGGCGTTGGTATGTGGTTATTGATGACGAGGACGAAACAGCGCAAGAATACTATAATAAATTTGGCGACCATGTTATTATGTTCAGCAAAGCGCCTGTTATCGCGGCAACGGACACAATGGACATAGAGAACGAACACCGCGCCATAGTATATGCACGAAATAAATGTTTTGATATTGCGCAGGAACTCGGATTGAAATATTTCCAACAGCTTGATGATGATGTTGTTGGTTTGTCGTTGCGCAAGATGGACGGAGAACATTTACGAGCCATCAAATGCCCCAATTATGATATTGTCGTGAATGCGATGATTGATTTCTTGGACGCTACTAACGCGCTAACTGTGGCGTTTTGTCAGGCGGGAGATTTTATCGGCGGCGTGGATGGCGTATATTCTAAGGGTATTCTACGCAAAGCTATGAACAGTTTCTTTTGCAGAGTGGACAAACCAATCAAGTGGCAAGGCACCATGAATGAGGATGTAACCACATATACGTTGTTAGGCAGTCGTGGCGAATTGTTCCTCAGCCCGACATGTTTAGGTCTTGTGCCTGTTTGCACCCAGTCAATGGGTGGTGGCATGACTGAAGTATACAAAGAACAGGGGACATATCAAAAGACATTCTACTCAGTAATGGCGATGCCAAGCTGTGTGAATGTTGGTTTCATCAAGTGGAGAAATGCCCGTATTCACCACAATGTGGATTGGGAACATTGCGTGCCAAAAATTCTGTCGGAGGTATACAGAAAATGATTGCAGGAACAAAATTGCTCAAGCATTTAGATCGGGTTGTGGGAGACAAGCGGCCTATCACTGCCGACCTGTTTATCACGGATTATTGCAATAATGCCTGTCCGTATTGTAATTTTGTCAGATACGAACAGCGCCACGGGCAGTATATGGGGATTGATGACTTCCGCAAATACGCAGACCGTCTAATTGATTTGGGTATCAAGGGCATTATTCTCACGGGCGGTGGAGAGCCTACCATTAACCCGGATTTTGACAAAATCACAAAATATCTAGAAGATAATAACATCAAATATGGAATTAACACAAATTTCAATCAGTACAGAGATTGCGACCCGGTATATCTGAAAGTCTCGCTTGATGGATATGATAAAGAATCATATATTCGGCGGCGCGGGGTTGATGCATATAATCAGACAATCAATAACATCAAGCGCTTTGCGCTCAATCACAAGAACACGAATATCGGCATCCAGCAATTATCTGAAAGCTATTGGGACGTAATGGCGTTTCACGAAGCGCACAAATATCTGCCGATTGATTATATGGTGTTCCGACCTGTTGAGAGTTGCGGCGGCGAGTTCTACCAAGATGTCTGGAATCTCGACAATGCCGGTAATATTGTAAGAGCAGTAAAACTCTTGCAGGAGGATGACAAGCGCGTTGCGCTCAATTACAAGTTTGATTATCTTAACGACACAATCACGGGATGCCCGGCGCATTGGGCGCAGTTGGCACTCAACACTCGCGGGGAGGTCATGTACTGTTGCCACAAACCGCATGAGATTGTGGGGCATATCATGGACAAGGACATCTTGCAAAAGCACGAACAGGCGGTGTATAATATAGCCACTTGCGATATTCCGTGCAGATTGACCGGGCCGAATGCACTGCTCCGGGAAATGGCAAGCGATAAAGAAGCGGCATTCCTATGACCGTTTGTTGGAAGGTGATAAATAATGGCTACTGGTGGACGACCAAGGAAAGAGATAAAAAAAGAACAATTCGAGAAACTGTGCGGGATGCAATGCACCGAAGCAGAAATGTGCGGATTTTTTGGAGTGACAGACAAAACGCTTTGCCGCTGGTGCGTTGACAATTACGGAGAAGGTTTCTCCGATGTTTATAAAAAGCTGTCTCAGGATGGAAGAATCTCATTGCGCCGCGCTCAGTTTCGTTTAGCAGAGAAGTCAGCGGCAATGGCAATCTTCCTCGGCAAGAATTACCTCGGACAGAAGGATAACCCGGAGAATCAGACGGACGAAATGCTTGCCAAACTAGATGAAGTGCTGGCTCAGATCAAGGGTGTGGACTAAATGGGATTCAGCGCAAAACAACTTGAGTTTTTCCGCGATGCTCACAGGCGATGGAACTTTAAGGTCGGCGCGACACGAAGCGGCAAAACGTATATGGATTATTTTCTCATCCCGAAGCGGTTGAGGGAACGAGCAGGGAAGCCGGGGCTGGCATGTATACTTGGTGTGTCTCAGGCGACAATCAACCGGAATATCCTTGAACCTATGCGCGATATATGGGGAGATTCGCTTGTCGGCAGAATAGGCGCTAACAATATGTGCCAGATGTTCGGTGAGGGCGTTTATATCCTCGGTTGTGAGCGCGTCAATCAGGTGGCAAAGTTGCGCGGCGCGTCCATCAAGTACGCCTACGGCGATGAAACTGCAGAATGGAATCCAGAAGTATTTGAACTTTTGAAATCTCGTCTTGATAAAGAGTATTCGTGTTTTGATGGCGCTCTCAATCCGAAGGGGCCTAACCATTGGCTGAAGGGGTTCCTCGATTCGGACGCAGATATTTATAATCAGCATTACACGATATTCGACAATCCGTTCCTGCCGCAATCATTCGTGGACAACCTTTGCAAAGAGTATCAAGGCACGGTATATTATAAGCGTTACATTCTCGGGGAGTGGGCGCTCGCGGAAGGATTGGTCTATCCTATGTGCGAAGAGGCGTTCTCAGACGCTCCTACTGGCATTCCTACGCAGTATGTGTTATCATTGGATTATGGCACACAAAACGCCTTCGCGGCGTTGCTTTGGGGGTGCTACGATGGTGTCTGGTACGCTGTCAGAGAGTATTACTACAGTGGACGCGACAAAGGGCAACAAAAGACCGATGCCGAGTACGCAGACGATCTCGACAAATTCCTTGAGGGGGTGAGTGGAGAGGTTAAAACCATTGTAGACCCTTCGGCGGCGTCCTTTATCGAGCAGTTGCGGCGGCGTGGGCGGTATCGGGTGCAAAAGGCCGACAACGATGTCTTGAACGGCATACGGGAAACAGCGTCCGCGATGCGTCAAGGGAAAATCAAAATTTGCCGAAATTGCAAAGCCACGATTTCCGAACTGCAGGGCTATGTCTGGGACGAAAAGGCAGAGG